AAAAAGAGGAAGAAAGAAAACCTTGTATCTTTGTGTTGGATTCCTTAGGAATGCTTTCTACAAATAAAGAGATTAATGATGCTCTTGCGGAGAAGGATACTCGTGATATGACAAAGGCACAACTGATTAAAGGTGCCTTCCGCATGTTGACTCTCAAATTGGGTCAGGCAAAGATTCCTATGATTGTTACGAATCATACCTATGAATCAATGAGTATTTACAGTGGAAAACAGATGTCAGGTGGTTCAGGGTTACAATATGCTGCTTCCACAATCATTTATCTTTCTAAGTCAAAAGAAAAAGATACTGTTAGTAAAGAAGTAATAGGAAACCTTATTCATGCTAAAACTCAAAAGTCTCGTTTAAGTAAAGAAAATAAAGAGGTTGAAATTCGGTTGTTCTATGATGAACGAGGTCTTGATCGTTATTATGGTCTTCTTGAACTTGGTGAATTGGGAGGAATGTGGAAGAATGTTGCCGGAAGATATGAGATTAATGGCAAAAAACTTTATGCCAAAGAAATCCTAAAAAATACCGAAAAATATTTTTCACCTGAAGTAATGGAAAAACTTGATGTAATTGCCAAGGGTAATTTCAGTTATGGCAAGTAATTTAAATGATTTTATTCATAAATATGAAAATGTTTTAGAACCTAAAATTTGCGACTTTTTAATTGATATTTTTGATAAAAATCAAGATAAGCAAGAAAAAATTAATAATAACAGAAAACCAAATTTTACTCAACTAAATTTAACTCAAAATATAAAACTATCTGAAGAAATAACTAATATTCATAATTATATTGTTTCTAAAGTTTTTGTTTATAAAAAAAAATATTATAAATTTGCTGGGGAAAATTTTTTTCCTGATAAATTTAATTTAGAAGAATTTAGAATAAAAAAATATAATAATAGCGGAGATGAGGCCTTTGATACTCATGTAGATGTGCAAGATTATTCAAGTTCTCGTAGATTTCTTTCTTTTTTATGGTATCTTAATGATGTCCATAATGGAGGGGAAACTGTTTTTAATTCTTTAGTTATAAAACCTAAGGTTGGAACTATGATAATATTTCCACCTACATGGATGTTTCCTCACTGTGGTTTAGCTCCAATTAGCAACAGCAAGTATATAATGAGTACATACCTACACTATATTTAATGGAAAAAATCGAGTTTTTAATTTTAAGAAACCTACTTTACAATGAAGAATATGCAAGAAAAGTTTTACCATTTATAAAATCTGAATATTTTCAAGATACTATACAAAAAAATGTATTTGATGAAATACATTCTTTTATTCTCCAATATAATAAACTTCCAACAAAAGAAGTTCTTTATATTGAAATTGAAAAAAAAACAGATTTAAATGAAGATACATATAAGGAAACTTTAAGTGTTATTTCTTCTCTTGAGGATGTTCCTGTAGAGAAAAACTGGGTTGTTGATACTACGGAAAAATGGTGTAGAGATAGAGCAATTTATTTGGCACTTATGGAGTCCATTCATATTGCCGATGGTGAGGATGAAAAGAAAAGCCGGGATTCAATTCCTCTAATTCTTTCTGATGCTCTTTCAGTAAGTTTTGATAATCACGTTGGACATGATTATCTTCAGGATTATGAAGAACGTTATGAATCTTATAGAAGAAAGGAGGATAAAATTGAATTTGATCTTGATTATTTTAACAAAATTACCAAAGGTGGTTTACCTAACAAGACTCTTAATATCGCACTTGCTGGTACAGGTGTCGGTAAATCTCTATTCATGTGCCATGTGGCTAGCTCCGTGTTGCTCCAAGGGAGGAACGTATTGTACATTACGCTTGAAATGGCAGAAGAAAAAATTGCTGAACGAATTGATGCGAATCTCTTGAATGTTAATATTCAGGATATAGTAGAACTTCCTAAAAGTGTATTTGAATCTAAAGTTAATAGTATTGCCAAGAAGACACAAGGAACCTTAATTATCAAAGAGTATCCAACTGCTTCTGCTCACAGTGGTCACTTTAAGTCACTTCTCAATGAACTTGTACTTAAGAAGTCGTTTAAACCTGATATAATTTTTATTGATTATTTGAATATTTGTGCGTCTTCCAGACTTAAGGGTGGAAGTAACATTAATTCTTATACTTTAGTTAAGTCTATTGCAGAAGAACTTCGTGGTCTTGCTGTGGAGTTTAATGTTCCTATTGTTAGTGCAACACAGACTACCCGGAGCGGTTTTGGTTCTTCTGATGTTGAGTTGACCGATACTTCAGAATCTTGGGGACTTCCTGCGACTGCAGATCTTATGTTTGCTCTTATCTCTACAGAGGAACTTGAAGGTCTTGGTCAGATTATGGTTAAACAACTTAAAAATCGGTATAATGATCCAACCATTTATAAAAGATTTGTAGTTGGGATTGATAGGTCAAAAATGAGACTTTATGATGTAGAACAATCCGCGCAAAATGATATACTTGACAAAGGTAAAGATGAAGAGTATACTTATGAGGAAACTAAAAAACCATCTTTAAAAGAAAAATTCGGACAATTTAAATACTAATATGACACAAGTAATTGATACAAATAAATATATTGAGTTTGTGCGACAAACTACAAGTCCTGCAAGTAGTGACTTTGCGGCACTTCTTACACGACTTACGGAACTAGAAGCATCTGCTGACGCTGATGTTCCTCGCCTTATGACTGCTGCTTTTGGTATCAGTGCAGAAGCAGGAGAATTTACTGAAGTTATCAAAAAGATCTTCTTGCAGGGTAAATCTTATAATGAAGATAATGCCTTTCACCTAAAACGAGAATTGGGCGATATTTGTTGGTACATTGCACAAGCATGTATGGCACTAGATACTACTTTTGAGGAGATACTCCAAATGAACTATGATAAATTGAGTGCTCGTTATCCAGAAGGAACATTTGATGTATTTTATAGTGAAAATCGTGTAGAAGGTGATTTGTAAAACAAAATAATCTAAATATAATGCAATAGGATGGTTTAAAAACTGTCCTATTTTTTTGTGACTTTAATACTCACAAGAATTTAAACAAATAAATATAAGTATATCTAACTGCATATGAAAAAATTCTCCCAATTCATTCAAGAAGCGAATAATTCTTTGTCTGAGTTTGTTGACAAGAATAAAAATCTTGCTATCTTTAATGCAAAAAGAATTCGTCTTCCAAGTGGTGGAAGATTAATTCCTAATGGTCACGGAGATTATCATGATAGTAAAACTGGTGAATTTATTGCAAAATCAAAAGTTACTTCGGGTGGAAAAGTTGCTCTAAAGTTTTCGAATCAAAATCAAAGACTTGGTAAAAGAGATCCAGATCAAGATAGGTCTAAACTTTCTCCTTTAGTACCACCATCCCACCAAGTATCAGAAGAGTTTGAAAAACAATTAAGAGATAAGTATATTCGTAAAGAAATATTCAATGAGGGAGATTGGGTTGAAAATTTAAATACAGGTTTAATTGGAAAAATTATTCGTAGAGGGACAAATTATCTTATCTGCGTTACGGAAGATAATGTAATGTTTAAACCTTGGATTAAAGATGTTGCCGAAGTTTTTCAAAAAGAAATTCCTTCTAAAAATCTTAAACACTTAGTCAAAAAAGCGGTAAAACGAAATGATACAAATATTGATGGATTTGTAGATAAAGAAGATAATAAGTCAGGTCCTTATGGGGCATTTATTCCTCAATTAAAAAATACTCCTAAGAACTTTGGGGTTAATGAGTGGACGGATCAATCCGGAGTTCCTGCAAATAAAAGAGAAGTTGGAACTGATGCTCTAAGAAAATATGTAATGTCAGTTTCTGATACTAAATCAATTAATAATTTTAATGTTAAAAAATTCATAAATAAGTATAAAGTAAAAAGAACATAAGAAAATGCTGTCTCATATCACGACTGATTTACATCAAGTATATCTTGAAGAAGTTTTTACACCACAGTTAGGTAAACCTAGGGCATCTACTCCAACAAAACCTAAATCTTCTTCGGATATTGATGGTGACGGAGATGTTGATTCTTTTGAAAAAAATGTTCGTCAAGTAATTTATGATGTTCGTCATATAATGAAAGAGAAGAAAGTTCCTGCTGAACAGGCATTTAAACTGAGAACTTCAAAAACTAATTATAGTGCAGAAGTGATTGAAACTGCCAAAAAAAAACTTGGTGTTATAGGAGGGTCATCAACTTCAGTTTCGGAAGAAATATTAAGTGAAGATGATAAAGTAGGTATTGTAGTAAATTATAAGAATGGAACTACATATAGAAAAAGTGTTTCTAGAGATTCGGTTCAATCCGAACTTAAAAAATTTAGATCAAATCCAAATGTGTCATCAGTTGAACAAACTGGATATGGACTTGCAAGAAAGGATTATGATGGTGACGGTGAAATAGAAAGTTCATCTAAAGAACATGCAGGATCTGTTCATAATGCAATTCAAAGAGCAACTGGTGGAACTCCAGATGGAAAAGATACCAGAAGAAAAACTTCTAAAAATAAACTTAAAGGATATGGTGTAAGTGAAGGATTTTCAAATTGGAGAGAAGATCTTTGTGAAGTATCTGTCGAACTTAAATCTAAAAAAAAATCCGAAATAAAAGAAGATCCCGCTATCAATAATAAAGTTGTAATTAATCCAGAATTTGAAGAGAACTTTAAAATTTTAGGTGGCATAATTGTTGAGTCATTTGAACTCAATGAAGAGTATCTTAATGAAGCAGTTAATATCTCCACTGAGTTTTTCTATAATTGTGGTCTTAATGAAAATGGAGTTGAGATTGTAATTCAAGAACTCGGAGAAGAAAAATTTGTTGAGTTTGTTTTTGATTTAGTTGAAGAATATATTTTAATTGAGGAAAGATCTGCTAGAAAAAGAAAAAGTAAAAAATCTTATGATGAATTAAAAGCAGAAATTGATAAGAAAGAAAAAGCAAGAAAAAAAATAACTGCAGACAAAACTAAAAATGCAGTAGAAACTGCAAAACAGACACAGGCACCTTCGAAACAACCAAGAAAAAAATCAATTCAAGATCGTGTTGCTGGATTTATTCTTAAAGGAATTGAAAGAGATCGCGCCGCCAGGCAAACTGCTTCTAAACTTGTTGGTCAAACTGGACAAACCTTAAAAAAAGCAGCATCAGTTGGATCTAAAGCGGCAACTGAGTTTTCTAAAGGAGTTAAGTCTGGTGTGGAGACTACTGTAGATGTTGCTAAGAAAACAAAAAAAGCAGTAGTTGGTGAAGGGTATATTGAAGAAAAATCAGAAAGCGAACAACAACAAAAACTTTTTGGTCTTGCTTTATCAGTAAAAAGAGGAGAAACTCCAAGATCTGAAGCAAGTTCCGAAGTTCTTAAGATTGTTGATAGTATGAGTGAAAAGAAAATTCGTGATTTTGCTAAAACCCCACACAGTGAGGTTCCGAAAAAAGTAACTGAAGCAATTGCTAGAGTAAGACCTAATCGTCGTACTGATACTGAAAGCAGGCAGAGGGAGACTATAAAAATACAAACTGATAATGCAAGAGAAAAAATCGGTGAAGATTTTGAAACTGAAACAATTACACCTCAAGAATTGAATCTCCGCAAACAGAAGGCATCTATTGAGCAAAGACTTTCTAATATTCGACAAAAAACGATTCGAAAACAAAAACCAGTTGATAAAAATGTGCAAAATACTGAACTACAAAATCAATCTTATGAACCAGAAGGTGATGTAATTGATGAATTGACAAGTTATGCTAAGAAAACTGGAGAGAAATACACAACTGGTCGTAAATCTGTACCAGGGGGAAATCTTGAGATTAAAGCAAGAGTAAAAAACGAACCTTGGTTAAAATATGGTGGTTCAAGGCAAAAACCAAAAGATCGTACTGGAAAAGTTGTACCTGTTGCAGCCGGAGAACCTGGTTCTGGAAGACAATCTCCAAAGCATATAGTGGATGTTCGTCGTGCTAAAGAAGAAAGAGCAAAAGAACAAAGTCCCGGTTCAAGGTACGACTAATCCTAAATAAGATAGGATACACTTTAACGGAGGTCGCATCATGTCAGTAGCAGCAGTTTGGGCTTGGGTTCTCGCAAACGAGGCAGCAGTAGCAACAATTTTACTTATTGTTTCTGAGTTTCTTGGTTCTATTCCCACATTCAAATCAAATGGACTTGTCTCTTTCGTAATTCTTCAAATTAGAGAAATGTCTAAAAAGAAGGGTGCTGTAGATCCAACACCAGATAAGTAAACATCACACTTTTAAATAGAGACCTCAATATTGAGGTCTCTATTTTTTATAAATATTCAGTATATAAGACACTTAGAAGGTTAAAAAAATGGCTCTTTGGGGAAATACAGATTTAGTATATTCTGCTGGTACAGTATCCGTTAATCTTGATACAAAGACAGTAGTAGGTGCCGTAGGAGTTACTACTTTTACTAGTTCGGTTAGAGAAGGTGATGTCATCACAGTAGGAACTGGAGCGACCTACGGATACGCTGTGATTACTGGTGTAACCTCCACAACTCTTTCAATTGCTTCTACTTCACACTTTGTTTCTGGACTTACAACAGTTCCATCCGGAACTTTATATTTTGTTTCACAGGAACCGATTTATACTCTTGGTGACTCCATTTACAGAGCACCAGAATCTAAGACTAGCATTACTCATCCTGTTGGTTATTCCACAAGTCCAGTTTTTACTGGGGTATTCGGGGTAGATAGTAATGAAGTTGGAGTTGCTAAAACTACTCCTTATGCTGTCACTCATAGTGGATGGGTTGGAATTACCACATATATTGATACTCACGGAAATCTTCGCGTGAAGCACGAAGTTCTAGTTGCCGGTGGTATTTTGACAACTTCAGATGCTCCTGATAACGCATTATTTCCAAATAGTTGATAATGTGATATGATATTTAATGAATTGAATGGGGAAACTTTTGTTATATTTGCAATTAAACATTATGAAAATCCTCAGGCAGTTACTGAGGAGGATTTTTATAAAGATTTAAACCATTTTAAGTATATTAAAAGACTTTTAAAACGATATAAATCTACTGGAATCTTAAAAACTCATTTATTGATAAATCATTTTATTATTTTGTATAATATTTTTGGTGATGCAACAACTCCCATGTTGTTTTATAAGATTGAGACTGACTTATGGTCTTCCATGAAAACTTTTATTTTGTTTTTAAATAGACTTCCAGATTATCCAAAATGTTATATTCATGATATAGAAGTTGATGAATATTGTATGAACGAATTACAGAGACTTTCAAATGAAAAGAATTGAAAGAATAATAGAATTAATAAGAGAAAATATGATGGCATCTTCATCTCCAACTAATAATATCGGTGATGGTAATATTGCAAAATTTGATCCTTTAATTGGATTTAGAAGAAGAAGAAATGGAAATGTTGATGGTAGATCTGTATCAAAAAAATATAAAGATTGGATGAGATCTTTGGGATTACTGAAATATAAATAAAAATTAATAGAAGTTTATTCTATGTAAAGGTGAGTTATAGAATATAAAACTTACCAAATTCCCACATATGTCAGAAGAATCCATAAAAATAGCAGTGTTAGAACAAAGATTAGTAGATCTTAAGGATATTGTATTAAAAATTGACGATGCTATTGAGAAATTAAGTGAAGTAAACGTTAACGTAGGAAAAATGCTTGCCGTTCATGAGCAAAAAATTGCAAAACAAGAAACTACGGACGAAATATTATTTGCAAAAATTGACAAACTCCGTGATAAAATGGACAGCGATCATAACAAAGTTTTGTCTAGAATACAGGAAATAGAAAAGCGTATTTGGGTTGGAGTTGGAATAGTTGCTACCCTTTCATTTGTTATCAATCATTCTTCTCCTGTTGGAAAGTTCTTGACTCCAGCACCAGCAGCTACTATAATACAGGAGAATATTAAAAACTAATTATGGATCTGATTGATGATAAGTTTATCAATCTTTTGTCAACTCGGTTGGAAAAGTTTAAAAAGGTAAAACCAAGTCTTTACAATTGCCGTTGTCCTATTTGTGGAGATTCGCAAAAAAATAAATCAAAGGCAAGAGGATATTTTTATAATATAAAAAATAACACCAATTATAAGTGTCATAATTGTGGTGTTAATTTATCATTTAATAATTTTCTCAAACAAGTAGATCCTGTTTTACATCGTCAATATTCTATTGACAAATTTAAAACCGGAAATACTGGAAAAAATTTTGTAGTTGAAGAACCAAAGTTTGACTTCAAAAAACCAAAATTTCAACCTAAACTGAATCTTCCAAGAGCAACAGAAAATGAAGAAGCAAAAAAGTATCTTGAAAGTAGAAAATTAAATCCTAATAAATTTTATTACAGTGAAAAATTTAAATCATGGGTTAATTCAATACAACATACATTTTCTGACTTAAAATATGAAGAATCTAGAATAGTAATTCCGCTATTTTATAATAATAAACTTGTAGGACTTCAAGGAAGATCTCTAAATTCAAAGTCTATTAAATATATCACTATAATGCTTGATGCTGATGCACCAAAAATTTATGGTCTTGATGAAGTTCAAAAGAACAAAACTGTTTATATCACAGAAGGACCCTTTGATTCCACTTTTATTTTGAACTCAATTGCTCTTTGTGGAGCTGATGGTGATCTTGATAAGTGGAATATTTGCAATCGGGTTTGGATATACGATAATGAACCTCGTAATGCAGAAATTCATAAACGAATCAAAAAATGTATTGATAATTCAGAAAAAGTCGTGATTTGGCCTGAAACAATTAAGTGTAAGGATATTAACGACATGGTTTTATCTGGACTTAATGTCCAATCTGTGATAGAATCTAATACTTATTCTGGTTTAGAAGCAAAACTTAAATTTACTACCTGGAAGAAAATATGAGCAATGGAACAAAAGTAGTTAAGAGAAATGGATTAATTGAACCTCTTGACCTAGATAAGATGCACTTGATGGTTGAAGAGGCATGTAAGGGTCTTGCAGGTGTCTCTGCAAGTCAAGTTGAGATGACCTCTGGGATTCAATTTTATAGTGGGATTTCTACTCAAGAAATTCAAGAAATTCTTATTCGCAGTGCAAGTGATTTGATTGATTTGGATCATCCTAATTATCAATTTGTTGCTGCTCGTCTTCTTTTATTTTCTGTGCGTAAGCAACTTTATGGAAGAATGAAGGAACTTCCTCCTTTAGAGCAACACATTTATCGATGCGTTAATCATGAAGTATATGATAGCGATATTTTTAACAAATATTCAAAGGAAGATATTCAACGTGCCGATTCTTATATTGATCACGGAAGAGACTATTTGTTTACTTATGCTGGTTTGCGTCAAGTAGTTGATAAGTATTTAGTTCAAGATCGTAGTGGTGGTGGTGTGTATGAGACACCACAATTCATGTACATGATGATTTCTCTGACTATCTTTGCAGAGTATCCAAAGGAAACAAGAATGTCATACGTCAAGAGGTATTATGACGCAATCTCCAAACACAAAATCAACATTCCTACACCAATCATGGCAGGTGTTAGAACCCCACTTCGCCAATTTGCAAGTTGCGTTCTTGTTGATGTTGATGACACCCTTGACAGTATATTCAGTAGTGATATGGCAATTGGTAGGTATGTTGCTCAAAGAGCAGGAATTGGTATCAATGCAGGCAGAATCCGTGGTATTAACTCTAAAATCAGAGGTGGAGAAGTTCAGCACACTGGCGTTGTTCCTTTCCTTAAAAAGTTTGAATCAACTGTACGATGCTGCACACAAAATGGAATCCGTGGTGGATCAGCTACCGTCCATTTTCCAATCTGGCACCAAGAAATAGAAGACATCTTGGTTCTTAAGAATAATAAAGGAACCGAAGATAATCGTGTTCGTAAACTTGACTATTCAATCCAACTTAGTAAAATTTTTTATGAAAGATTTATTCAAGACGGTGAAATCACTCTGTTCTCTCCGCATGATGTACCTGGACTTTATGATTCTTTTGGAACAGACAAATTTGACAATCTGTACGTTCAATACGAGAATAATTCGTCCATTCCAAAGAAAACTATTAAGGCACAAAATCTTATTCTTAACCTCCTCAAAGAACGTGCGGAAACAGGTAGAATCTATATTATGAATATAGATCATTGCAATTCTCATAGTTCTTATAAAGATCAGATTACAATGTCAAATCTTTGTCAAGAAATTACGGAACCCACAACACCAATTCAACATATCGATGATGATGGTCCTCAAGAAATTGCTACTTGTATTCTCTCAGCAATCAATGTGGGTAAAGTAAAATCTGATGAAGAACTTGAAGAACTTTGTAATCTTTCTGTTCGTGCTTTGGAAGAAATTATTGATTATCAAAACTATCCAGTAAAGGCAGCAGAGAACTTTACCAAGCGTCGCAGATCCCTTGGAATCGGTTATATTGGTCTTGCACACTATCTTGCTAAACTTGGGTTCAACTACGACTCACAGGAGGCATGGGATGCCGTTCACGGTCTTTCTGAATCCTTTCAGTATTATCTTCTAAAAGCATCAAATCAACTTGCTAAAGAAAGAGGTCATTGTGAATACTTTGGTCGTACAAAATATTCGGATGGTATTCTTCCAATTGATACATATAAAAAAGATGTAGATCAAGTTTCGTCAGTAAGTCTTCAACATGATTGGGAATCTCTTAGGGTATCTATCTTGGAATATGGTCTCAGACACTCAACACTGTCCGCACAAATGCCTTCGGAGAGCAGTTCCGTTGTGTCAAACGCAACCAATGGAATCGAACCACCTCGTGGATACTTGTCCATTAAAAAATCAAAGAAAGGACCTCTTAAGCAGATTGTCCCCCAGTATCAAACTCTCAAGAACAATTATACGCTCTTGTGGGATATGCCTAGCAATCGTGGTTATATTAATACTGTTGCAGTTATGCAAAAGTTCTTTGATCAAGCGATATCTGGAAACTGGTCGTATAATCCAGAAAATTATGCCGATAATGAAGTACCTGTTAGCATAATGGCACAAGATATGCTCACTTGTTTTAAGTTGGGGCATAAAACCGCATATTATCAAAACACTTATGATATTAAGACTGATGAAGTAGTAGAAGAACAAAAACCAGAACTTCAATCTCTCCTAAATGATATTATGAGTTCTGATGAAGAAGCATGTGAAAGTTGTACAATATAAGTTTCATAATAATTTAAAACCTTAAATATGTTAGGGTGAATTGAGTTTAAATTAATTAAAGAGGAAGTATGCAGTACAATTTTATGTCACCAGAAGAACTAAAAATTAAAGGAATGACTGTTTTTAATACTAAAGAAGTAAATACTAAAAAGCAACCAATGTTCTTCGGTGCTCCTTTGGGAGTTCAAAGATATGACTCCTACAAGTACCCTGTTTTTGATAAATTAACCACCCAACAACTTGGATATTTCTGGAGACCTGAAGAGGTATCTCTTCAGAAAGATCGCGGTGACTATCAAACACTTCGTTCAGAACAAAAGCATATTTATACTTCTAATTTGAAGTACCAAATTATGCTTGATTCGGTTCAGGGTCGTGGACCGGGAATGGCATTTTTACCATATTGCTCTCTTCCTGAACTGGAAGCGTGTATGACGGTATGGGAATTTATGGAAATGATTCATAGTCGTTCATATACCTATATCATTAAAAATATCTATTCAGATCCTTCTGAGGTCTTTGATACTATTATTCACGATGAGCGTATTCTAGAACGCGCTGAGAGCGTTACAGAGTCTTATGATGACTTTATTCAATCAGCACAAAGTTATGGTACTTCTGAATCTTGGAAGCACAGACTTGAAGGAGTCACTTACGCAAAGGAAAATCTCAATGATGTCAAAAGAAAACTTTACAGAGCAGTCGCAAACGTTAATATTCTTGAAGGTATTCGCTTCTACGTTAGTTTTGCTTGCAGTTTCGCCTTTGGTGAACTCAAACTTATGGAAGGATCTGCGAAAATCATATCACTCATCGCAAGAGACGAAAATCAACACCTAGCACTTACTCAAAACATTCTAAACAAATGGAAAGAAGGTGATGATCCTGAAATGCAACAGATCGCAAAAGAAGAAGAGGAATGGGTTTATGCAATGTTTGATCGTGCAGTAAATGAAGAAAAGAAATGGGCAGATTATCTATTCAAAGATGGATCTATGATTGGTCTTAATGATAAACTTCTTCAGAAATATGTTGAGTGGATTGCAAATCGTCGTATGAAAGCAATTGGACTCAAACCAGTTTATGATATTGCTGCAAACAATAATCCACTTCCTTGGACTTCTCATTGGATTAACTCAAAGGGAGTTCAAATAGCCCCACAAGAAACGGAGCAAACTTCATATTTGGTTGGTGGAATTAAACAAGATGTTAACACTGATACTTTCAGTGGATTTAAACTTTAGAATGTAGAGGAGTTTCTAACTCCTCTTTTTTTATAAATAAATATAAATTGTAAGACTTTAAGAATTAACATGACTTCTTTCAACATTTACGAAGCATACGCTGCTGTTTATAATGAAGACCTTAGAGAAGAACTTCTCATTGAGGAAACAATTCTTCTTGAGGATATTGAAGATTTATATGATGACGAGTTAGAGGAAATAGTAGAAGATTCTATTTATAGTATGCTTGACGAAGGATATGATATTAATGAAGTTGAACAAATTTTTGAAGAGGTTTTTTCTGAAGCAAGAATGGATATGGCTGCTCGCGCCGCTAAGAGAAAAGCAGATACCGAAGAATCTGAAAAATCTGCCAAAGCGGCAAGATCTAGAGGTGCTTCTGTAGTAAGAAAAGAGAAAAGAGCAGAGGTAATTGGTAGAATTAAAGGTGCTGTAAAGAAAGTAGCAAGTGATATTAAATCTACAGCAAAGAAAACTGCTGGCGATGTCAAATCTGCAGCAAAGGAAGCAAAATTTAAAGCAGTTGATGCTCCTGCAGCAAGATATGCTTCAAGAAGAGGTATTGGTGGTTCTGCTCCTGGTATGCAAGCAAGATCAAAAGATCCAGCAAAACGTAGAGCACTTCGTGGTGCAGTAGTGAAAGATTTGGCATCCCGAGCCAAAGCAAAACTTGGTAGAAGTGCCGAAAAAGTAAGATCTGCGGGAGAAAGGGCAGCAGGAGAAGTAAAATCTTCCAGTGACACTGCACAATCCAAATTGAGAGCGGCAGGATCGGAAGTTAAGAAAGGTGCTAAAGGTCTTGTTGGTAGGGCAGCAAGAGCGGTCTCAAGAGGTGCTAGAGATGTTGCTCGTAGATTAGGTGAAGATGTAGATCTTTATGATATAGTTCTTGAGCACCTACTTGATGAAGGATTTGCCGATACTGAAGAAGCAGCAACTGTAATCATGGCAAACATGAGCGAAGACTGGAGAGAAGAAATTCTTGATGAAGCTGCAGTAAGAAATAGAGGATTAGTTAGTGGTAGAGATAAACTTGCAAATGATGCTATTGATGCAGCAGGTAGAACAGTACCAACTCACCCAAAAGGATTGAGAATGATTCCTACCAGACAAGCTTCTAGAACATTACCTGATGGAAATCCAAAAACAAAACACAAAAATAAAGCTAAGAAAGATGCTTATTATCAGGATCAAAGATACGGTAAAGGTTCCAGTGGTGTTTTTTGAATAAATCATAAAATCTCTAAAGGGTCTTGACAAGACCCTTTTTTTTATTCTATTAATAAACTTTTTTCAACAATACTATAAAGGTTCCCAACTTCGCTACTAAAAAATTTACCTTCAACATTGGTATTATAATAATCTTCTCTTAAGATTACATCTCTTTTAAATTGTTCCATTGTCTCATAAAAACTCATAGATTTCTTATGAGGACATAGATACAATATTTCTTTTAGAAATTTATCATTACCCAATAACTTCACATCTTCTTTAAGTTCATCGCAAGATCCCATATAATCTTGCCAATCACTTTCTTTAGTTTTTCTTCTTCCTGTTTTTCTATCTTTCTGTCTTGTCCAGAAATGTTTTTTGCCAATATATTTCTTATTGTTTACCAGATTTGTAATTAGATAAACAAATCCTTCCATACCTTTTGGAACTTCTACAAAATCTATATTATTATACTTCCAAGTCATTCTATAAGTATTACTAATATGGCTATGTATGCTGTGAGTTTTTATGGTAGTATGGATATATAGTTTAAAAAGTACATGAAAATTTTTAGAGCACTATCAAAACTCTACACCTACTTGACAAGAGAAGAATCTCTAGTAAACTTTGAAGAACCTCAAGAATTTGAGGAAATTATTGAAGAGGAAGAAACTATCTTGGAATCAACTATTGAAAATCCTTATGTAAATCAAGTTCGTGAATGGGCAATGAAAAAGATTGATCTTCTTCATGATGCAGATCGTCATAGGAATGCAAAAGCACTTCTTGCCGAATTTGATGAGTGGATCAATATTCCAGAAGGTACTGAGGAAATGGATTATCTTTGTTTGGAAGATAATGAGTGGACTGATGAACAGGAAGTTGATGTAAGAAACCCAACCTCTTGACAAACCCTAAATAATCACATATAATGTCTCAAACCCACTTTTAAAGGTGGGTTTTTTCATAATGAGTCTTTGACTTGAAACCTAGAGCCGTGGAAGGTGCCTCCCGAGAGGGTTGGTGTACCCCCCTTCTAAACGGATGCCGAATTCAATTAAACTAAATGCTTAAAAACCTAACAAATGTGACCGTGCTTTTAGGTGCGGTTGCAACATCAGCGGTAATACTGCCAACACAAGGTATGGCACAATCTTTAGACAATCTATCTACAAATATTTCTGAATGGAAAAAAGCAAATCCTCAACTTGCTGATGTTCTTTTAGAAAGAGAAAAAACAAAAGGGACAAGTGCTAGCACAAATCCTTTAATGTCTAAAGATTCCAAACAAGAAACAGAGACCAAAGAGGTTGTTCCGGAATCTAAAGTTACACGATTAGTTTGTAAAGGATGCAATCATAATGAATCACGAACTCTGGAGTTTCTTCAGGATCGTGGAGTTACTGACAAAAACGCCCTAGCGACCATTATGGGTAATATTCGACAAGAATCGACTTTCACTCCAAACATTTGTGAAGGAGGTGCCCGAGTTCCTTATCACGCTTGTAGAAGTGGTGGATTTGGATTGATTCAGTGGACTAATCCTCCGCGATATTATGGATTAGGAAAACACGCTGCTCGTATTGGCGCCAATCCTTCCGCACTTGATACACAACTTGATTATATGTTGTATGAAGGAGATTGGAAGATGATTGAACCTTATATGAAAACTCCCGGCAAGACCATTCACCAATATATGAAACTTGCTAGAAAGTGGATTCGTTGGGGACATCATGGCGCTAGAACTGAATATGCTTATAACTACTCAAATAAATTAGTTCTTAAATCGTAAACTTCTATCACTTAACCAAATATGAAAGATGGTACTCATAGTAGAAGAAGTAAAACTCATAGAAACAGATTTTTACTCAGCATACAACAGAATAAAATCTAAATTTAATTATTATGACGGTTATAAAAATAATTGTTCCAATGTAGTTAAAACTTTTTTGTCTGGAATTGGAGTGGATATTTCAAAAGTAACTCCTTATGCTGATACTGTTCGAAATTTGGGTTTGATTAGATTTAACATTAAAAATATTGAAGTTGGTGATGTCATTGCTATGGGAAGACCTGGAGATACTCGACATGTAGGAGTTTATATGGGTTTGAATAAAGTTCTTCACCAATCAGCATCCAGAGGATATAAAGTTGGAATTTTTAATGATTTTAATGCTTTTTACACTCATTATGCTGGATTTTATTATGTCAAACCACCATATCCAGTTCGGTATTTAATACGGCAACATTTTATTGCTCCCGATATTTCATAACATCTTGAGGGAATTTTTCAGAGGGTTTAATCAACCCTCTTTTTTATAAATACTTAAAAATCATATAATGAATGACTTCTGCGAATAAAGTTAGATTTAATTATGGTAGAAAAATATATGATATTTTTCACTATGTAAAAGTAGGTCTTTTGCTCAAAGGTTCAATTGATTTGATTTCTCTTGTTCCTGGAATTAAAAAGGAAAAGATTTTTAATTTGGTTGATGTTCTTCAATTAAAACTCGGAATTGATGTCCTGAATGATTATATTATTCAAGATGATGAATTATTAGGTTATAGAATTAAAAGAATAGTCAACGAATTAATTGAAGATTATGAAACAAAGACCCAACTTTAATGTCTTATTCAATCTAAAAATATCCAGAAAGGCGTCTATAGTTGCTGTGGGAATAGCATCATTTCTTGCTTTTCTAATGGTAAAATGTGATATTTCAGAAAAAGATATTCTAAAGTATTATAATGAACTCCGGAAACTTATAAAGTGGGATTTACCTGATAGTATGATTGATGAGTTTGATAATCAACTTAATCAACGTATTAATGCAGACCCAGAACTTCTGCGACAAAAAATAGAAGGAGAAGTTGATTATGCGATTATAGATTATGAGATAGAAGAACAGAAAAATCGTGTAATTAATATGAAAAATCAAAATATTTTGGAAGAAATTAATAAACCAAAGTATGATGAGTTACAGAAACTGATTGTGGAAAACGCAATTTATTATGAGTTTGCTGACGGAACCATGGGTATTCGTGGAGCATGGGTTA